GTACAGTTCAACGTCTTGGGCAGGATTGCCCGTGTACTTAAGATAGCCTGCTGCGCAGAGCTGAATGACTGTGAGATTGGCGCCCATGCGTATACCACGCTTGAAGCCGAAATACAGACCCATGACGGTGCCTATGACGTACGGTAGTAAAATGCTCCAGTCCATGCTACTTCCTTGCTAATGGTAGAATACCATGATAGCATGACTGGAGACATTGTCAAGCCTTTTTAGCCGTTTGTGACCTTGTACCACTGACCTGGCTCGTCGAACTTCATGAAGAAGTTCCAGATATATCCGGGACGGTCGGTCCAGTCATATACTTCGCGATAACGATTTTCCAGGATGTAGGTTTTATCACCCAGGGTGTATCCTGCTACAGCGTGGCCTTCTCCTGTTTCGGTCTCACACACGATGAACTTGACGTTCTCTTTGGGCGCACCCATGTTGATCAAGGTCTCGCAAATGGTAAAGGCATAGCCGTCACAATCGTCTGTGAACTCTTTGCCTTCTGCTAGCACGTCAGCGTGACTGCGCCAGTCTTCCATGACATTGTACTGTCGGTCGTCGAACTCGTAATTGAACAAGCGAAATGCTCGGGCTTGCAGTTGCTCTAGGTCTTTCTTGGTCATCATGACTACTCCATCTCTGATTCGGGGTTTGGGTGGTTCGGGTATGGGCTCTGGTGGTGGTGCTGGTGGTGGCGGTACATCATCTCTGGACTGCTCGCCGAACGTGCCCAAAAACTCCTTGATCCATGCAATAATACGCTCTATAAAGTTCATGGGCACAGCACCGATTCTGGATTACGCGCACACATATCTTGATATGCCTGAGCTTTTACTCGAACCTTTTCGCCTTGCATGTATGAGGGGTCACGCTGAATGCGTGTGCCAGTAGCAGGCTGTGCATCAACTGGATCGCACCAGAAGAATGAGTTACCATCCTGGCAAACCTGTCGCATGACTTCATCAGCGTTGCTGTTGGTTACAGATATGTCTTGAGGACAAAGAACACTGTTGGGCTCACGAGCACACATTTGTACATATGCTTCTGCGCGAAGGTTGACTGGTGTTCCCTGCATGGCTGAACCTGTGGGGCTGATGTCTTGCTGTGCGCAAGCTACCAGAACCAAGGCAAGTGCCAGGGTTAGAATTTGTTTCATGTTGATCTCCTGTGTTGCGCCCGGCTTGCGCCGGGACTTGCAACTATTTATGAGATCTATTACAGCTTGTGCTTTTGTGTCTCAGCATCCCACTTGAGCTTATAGATGTCTGCTGCGGGAGTCTTGGGCCGTCCGCCAATGTAACTATCACGGTGACCGTCACCTTTGTCTACAATATGCGCAGGCTCACCGCCTTTGCTGCGCTCTAGCTTCACAGGCTTGACTCGGTCATCCCACAACCATTTGCGTGGCGCCATCACACGATCAAAACCTGCTGGCAGATCCTGGCTCTGATATTCCCATGATCCCAGACCGCCTGGGCAGTTCAGTGTTTCCCAAGGGTCACCCAGCTTACCGGACTTGAGCAGTGCTTCACGATCACCAAACTTGTCCACGTACTGCTTGGCATTCCAGTCACGGGCATGTGTTCCCACGAGCGAAAGCTTGTCAACTTTGGCGCCAGGTACCTTGCTACGCAGGCGAGCGATATCGTCTTCAGTAGCTGCTTCTTCGCCCAGCCAAATGAATGTTTTATTTCTTGGATATCCCCAAGGCTCACCCCAGCCCATGGGTAGATTGGCTGACGTGCCGCCAGTTGTTAGTTTACGTTCCATGTGTATCTCCTGATGTTTTAGAGAGCGCCCAGTTTGGGACGCACATGGTATTTATGCGTCTTCCAATCCAAAATACTTGAAAGTTTTCTGAACGCAAACTGCCTGCCAGTAGGCATCTTCTGCCGCATCGTGCGCTTCCACCTGAATGGCTTTACGAGGGTCTACCTCCATCAGGCTGAACAACGTGCGGCTGTCTTTGATCTGCCAGTACTTCCAGCTGGTGTGATGCAACTTCTGGCGGTAAAGATTCTCAATCATGACCATGTCAAACTGTGGGCCCTGGCACCAGATGTTTTTGCAGCCTGTGACATACTTGTTGAACTCTTTGAAAAATGCATCTAAACCGATGCGTCCATGGTCCGCAAAAGCTCTGGCGCGAATTTCAGGATCTTGGCGACCCCACCATTCCAGTGTGCTTTCGCTGGTTTTGCGATCCAGCACAAACTGCTCGTCTGTGTCCAGTTTCCAGGTGACCTTTTGTGTGGGCTCTTTAAGGTTTTTAGGGTCGAACTTTACTGCACCCACGGTGAGAATGACTGAGTCTGGGTCTGTGCCCAGCGTCTCGATGTCAATCATGGCGTCTGTCATAATACTATTCCTGTGTGTTTGTTTTTAATGCTTCTCTGCGTTCCCACTCTTCCACGCTGCCAGGGTAACGCCATGTAAACACGGCAACCAATCCGCAAATTACAGCAAATCCCAGCACTGCTGGTATGCTGTGCAAGGTAAACCAGTTGATGAGCAAACTGCTGCTCATGACCACCAACATACCGTATTTGGCCTTGGTGGGGAAGACTCGCTTCTCGCTCCAGTTGGTCAGGAACGGACCAAACCATTTATGGTTGTATAGCCATGCATGCATACGCTCGCTGCTCTTGGCAAAGCAGAATGCTGCTCCCAACAAGAAGTGACTGAATGGAATTCCTGGTGTCACAAAACCAATATATGCCATGCCCACGCATAACATGCCTAAAATATACCACATTGCTTTTTTCATGAGTTCTCTCTGTGTACGACGTTTACTCCGGCTTGCTGTAAGAAGTCAAGCCCTGCCGTGTCACGATATTTATCGCGGTAGTACACAGTGTGAATGCCAGCGCCATAAATGCTCTTGGCGCACTCAATGCAGGGTGCGTGGGTCACAAACATCATGGCGCTCATGCCTGACTCAGTGCCTCGGGCCAGTTTGTCCAGTGCGTTGCGTTCTGCATGCAAAACCTCTGGCTTGCTTTTTAACGACCCGTCTGGTAGTGTATACTCACACTCGTTGGACCATCCAGCAGGCATGCCGTTATAGCCAATGCTGATGATGCGGTCATCTTTCACCACAATGGCGCCCACATGCAGACGCTTGGCGCTGCTCAACTGTGAAAACCTCTCTGCCACATCCATGTAAGCAGAGATCATTTTGTCTTTCATCACAAGCTCAGTGATTCTTCCGCTTGGCCTTCTGACTGTACCTGGATCTCCAGCACATCGTCAGCGTTGAGCCAATGTTGTTTGCCCGCAGGCCACTGCAAGATCAGGAATCCATTGTGTACGGTGTACTGTGTCACACCAGCAAATTCTTCCAGACCGCCTTCTTTGCGGGTTACCACAATGTTGCTAGTAATCATGCTGCCTCCTTGAGGGGCGTTAGTTGTTCAATATAACGGACTGCTTCTTGCATGTGTTCAAAGCGATGGCTTCCACCCTCAAACATGAACGTGGGGTTGATGCATCGGGTGTATGTCAGTGTTTCGTTTGCGTCAATGACCTCGTCGCCACGATCCAACAGAATCAATCCAGTGATTCCGTTCCCACCAAAGATGGCCTGGAAACGCTCTTTGAGCTTTATTCCTGCAAACACTGGATAGCTACGTCGCGCCTCGTCTGTGAAGTGGTAAGGACGACCATCGTATGTCTCACCATCACCCAAATACTTGCGAAGTTGTGGTGCAGGACGCAGGGCAGGGTTGCATGCCACATAAGGAATCTTCATCATCTTGCCCACATGGCTGGCCATGTAGCCTCCCATGCTGGTGCCCACCACCAGGTGAATGTCATGCATCACAACGTGTCCCACAGCACGAGCAAGAACTGCTTCATAGCCCTCAGTGTAGTCCAGGTTCACACCGTATACATCGCCCAGCTTGCGCAGAGCTTCAACTTTATCAGAGTCGGGATCATAGCTGCTGCCCCAACCGTGGATGTAAAGAATGTTCATTTCACTTCCTTGTTTAACCTACATATATAGTCTAGCAAAAAGACCAGATATGTCAAGCCTTTTCTCAAAATTCCAAACCATCAAAAGCCATCTTGATCTTGGCATAGCTTTCAGCATGCCCGTAATCACTCTGACGCCGCAAGTCCCAGATCTCCCACACACGCGCATATTCAGTGCGCATGGGGCGCAGGCGTCGGCGCAGGCGTCTGTGGTCTCCCCTGTGTTTGTACGGTGTGCCCGCTCGATGCTTGAATTTCATGCAGATTTTCATGACTACACTCCCTGTACGCTGAAGTACTGATCAGTTAAACGATGGATCTCCAGATCAGTAACACCGCCTGGGTAGGTGCTGGCAGGTACATCCTTTACCGTGATGCGCTCGCCCACCTGGATGGTGCTGGCGCTGGGGAAGTTTTGTGCTACGGTTTCATAGTCCAGTGTCATTGCTTATCTCCTTATTCCGTCGCTTGCGCTTCGTCGAGCACAAAAAACTCTTCGTACTCGCGCCACTCGTAATCGTTATTCTCGAAATCTTCTTCCCAGCATATGGCGGCTTCTTCGCTGCTCACCACACACTCTACCTCACGATAGCATCCCATGCCGCCGTCGAAGGTTGCACTGTAGCACACATATACTTTCATGCTTCTTCCATGAATCGTTCGCTGAGCTCGTTCTGGTCCAGCATCTCTGCAATTTCATCGTTGGTCATCCACTTGGCGCACATGGTGATGGCCGTTACTGGATCTACCATGCCGTCCTCTACTAACTCAATCAATCGATCTCTTGCTGACATCACGTTACTCCTTTGCTAACCTTGCGGACGAAAAAATCGCCGTCGTTTACTGCTACCCATGCTTGCGCTTCTTTCTCGCGTTTGAATACAAGATGCTTACCACCGCGCTTTACCTTTGCGCTCTCGGCACTGGTGTGTCCATCAGGGCAGTCTATCTGCCTCTGTGATTTTCGGTAAACGCCGTACACTACGCTACCTCCAGTCAGTGGTGTTTTTCATGGCGTAAAGTGAATCTTGCTGTTCACGCTCGCGGTCCCACCTGGCGTGGGGATGCTCTTTGGGTTCCACGTTTGGTTCTACTGGCGCGGGGTCATACCAGGTCCCGTTCGGGTGTTGGATGAAACCTTGTGCTTTCATTTTCTCGATATAATCCATTACACGACCTCCGGAAATGGATATACATTGTACTGCTTGGAGTACCATTTGTCAACCACAGGACGGCCATGCTCGTCCTCGTCAGTCACAACGTACACGCAGGTCTTCTTGACCATGGCATAGCGGTAGCCGCTGTCAATGCCCGGGCGAGGAGTGGTTACCCACACCTTGTGTGGCCACTCTGCCATGACATCGTCAGTGTTCTTGCTGAACTCGAACAGGTTGCCCGTGTCCTTCTCCAGGAAACTGCCCACGATGCTGCCATCGCCGACGTCAAAATATGTGTTACTTGGGGCAAATGCCATGTCTAACTCCTTAACTCCAACCTACACATATATGATAGCATAACGACCGGATCTGTCAAGCCTGTAAGTGCTTGATTTTGTTGGAGTTTAGAAATAAGTTGAAAGACACAGCACAAAAATGCCTGTCCAAAACAGTGATCTGCGAATTCTTTTCAGGGTGCTGGGCTTGGGTTCCCCACGCCATTGCAGGCACGCCAGGCTGGGGCTCTGGGAACGGGGTGTTTTATAGTGATCGTATCGCATGGTACATCTCCTTGAGAGGTTACAGTACCATGATACACTATCTGGGGTGAATGTCAAGTGCTATTTGATGGGCAGGTTGGGTGTGCCCACCATGACCTTGAAGCTGTTGACCCCACCAATGTCTCTGAAGTAGCCATAGCGCTCAAGCTCAGGATATTTTTGTATGGTTTGCAGGGTTGCTGCACGTTCTTTATCGTCCACAGGCCAGTCTTCTGGTCTCATGCCTGCCATGGGTATCACAGGCTCTTGGAGAACTTTTTCAGCTTGCTCAGGTGTCTGCGCATGTTGCTCTATATTGCCCGCATGTTTGATGAACGCCCCCAAACTGGCTTTACTTTTCTCGCTGTAGCTGCGCTTGGGTTCTTGCTTGATGGCATCCTGATATGCCCGTTTGGCTTCTGGACTACCGTCTGTACCCACTGCTACACTCTTGCGTCCGTTCTTGTCTTTGTACAACACTGCTGCCACGATGCGTCCATCCTTTTTAACCAGCTTCCAGAAAGGTATTTTGGCTACCATGTCTTCAGGTGAGTTAAATCCATTACCGCGAATACCACCTATGTCAGCGTAGGCTTTCTGCAACAGAGCAAAAACCTCATCGGCATACTGTGACTTTTTGGGGTCGTTACCGATCAGATTGATATAGCGTTCCGTAAGCATGAATCCCGTGCGATCACGAAACACATGCTCTTGTATTTTTTTGAAGTTGACATTGTGAGACATTCTTAACTGTGCCTTCACTTGATTAAAGCTGCGTAAATCATCAAAGAATAACACACGCATGCGGACATTATTACTCAGTATTCCTGGATAGACCACAGTTTCACCGTTATCCAGTTCCACCGTATATTCGACGCCGTCAATGGCACTTGAATCAATCGTGGATTTCGATTGTGCTCTTTGTACTTTCAAAACCGTGCCATGAAAACTAGCCAAGCTTTGGATTGATTCATGCATCAATGCCAAGTGCATGCCATAATATTTTTGTCCCGCTTTGGGTTTTGTGCTTGGCAGCTTCTTGAAATAATTCACAGTATCTGTGTTGCTACTCTCAAGGATTGTCCTGGAGTTGCTCTCGGCATATAATTGCGCCTCCATAAATTGCATGGCAAACTCGGACCCATACTCGTCAGTGACATCACTGTAGCTGATATTTTCAGGATACTTTCTGGGTCGAGGCGTGATGATATGTTCTATAAGCATATCACTATTTATCGTTACAAGCTAATTTTATCGTCGTCTGCTAGCTTGCTCTTGCTGGGCTGGGCTGCTTGAGCCTCGCTGCCAATTGCTGGCTTGACACCTGCTCCCTTCATGGTGGGCTTGGTGTTGGCTTTCATCTTCTCAAATGGGTCTTGCTCACCTGCTTTAACCTTTTCCCACCATTCTGACTTCTGTCCAATGCGCTCCAGGAACCATGCAATCTTGTGAGCTGTGCGCACACGCGCTTGCTGCATATCTGGGTGCCCAAAGTCCTCTGGATCTGAAGGATTGCCCTCCATGTAACGACGATTCTGGAATGTCTCGTCATTGTTGTTACCTGTGAGATCTGCACGGTCATGGATAAACTGCACACCTGGCAGACGCTCAAAGATATCCAGCATGTAAGCAATGTGGCTCAACCATGTATCGTTCTGTGCATTCTGGCTCAGGTGCTCCATGAGAATGAACCAGTCAATGGGCACAATGGGGAAAATAGCGTATGGATGACCATCGTGATTATCAGTGGGCGCAAACAGCTTAAACTCACCATTGCGAGCTTCAATAGCATCGTCCCAACCTTCACTTTCCATCAAGCCATCGTCGTTCCAGAAGAACAACCATTCACCACGTGCCTGGCTAGCCAGAGTGTTCACATAGTGATGTAACTTGGTGTAACCTATGGGCTTGAATACACTTGCGCGGCACTCAACACCGTGCTCTTTCAGATACTCAGCAACTTCAGATTGCAAGTACTCTTTGGTTTTAGTATCATCCTCATCAATACCCACTAGCAATTCCAGACGGCTGGGATCATTAGCCTTTTCCACCAGAGTCTTGATGCTCTTGAGCAGAATGTTTGTGCGCCCACGGGTGGGCAACAGGATGCTGATTATGGTTTTATTTTCCGGGCTTTTGGCCATGACGGTTTTCTCCTGTGAATAGTTTGCGGATGTTTCCGCGGAATGTGTAGTGTCCCACGTGGTTGAGTGCTGTGCGTGGGTCCAGATATACTTCACCACCCATGTTCTGCCAGCGTCGACAGAAGGTATAATCCTCACTCAGATAGCGGCGGCTTTCTGGATCAATAATGGCATCAAATAGCGCATACATGAAAGGCTCAAATTTGTTGTCCACGTTGATGTCATTCTTGTAGCTCAGCTCAGGCATGGCGTCAAACATCTTCTGAATCACTTCTTTCTTGATGCACATGAATCCTGTTCCAGCGTCTTTGAGCTTGACCAGGTTGTCCACAATTTGTACTTGCGGAAGGCGATTGCCGTTTTCGTCAGTTAGAAACTCAAAGTTGACCACGTAGTTGGAGCTGTGTCCTTCGATTGTATCTGATGTTTCTTCAGGGATGGTGCGAGCTGCTGTCATGATGCTTTCCCAGTTAACAGCCTTCTTGGGGTATGCACCCACGATAACAGGCTTGTCATAAGCAACCATGCGCAACAAGTCTTCTGGATTGAACTCAATGTCAGCGTCGATAAAGAACAGGTGAGTGGCTTTGGGGTTCTCCATGAAGAAGCTCACCAGAGTGTTGCGTCCCCGTGTGATCAAACTCTCGTTTGCCAGTGTGCTAATGGTGTATGGAATATCATATTTGTTGCACAGCATGGTCAGTCGCATCATGCTTCGGAAGTACGGCTCTCCAATCTGGCCACCATAACAGGGTGTAGCAATAAAGATATGCTTCTGACGAAGCAGCCCAACTGGTATTTCAATCTTGGCATCCAGCAAACGATGCATCACGTCATCACTGCTAGTATCAATTTTTACTTCTTGGTTTGCGGTTTGATCAGGGGCGCTGTCTATTGCACCAGGTGCTGCTGTCTTTCTTTTTTGAGCGGCTGCTGCTCGACGCTGTTTGCGATTCGCCATTGTGGTTTCCTTTTAGTGTGTGGTGCTGTGTGTATTTGTATGTCTTTATTTACACCAGAATGGTATCACCACCACAAGAAAAAGGCGTCGTTGGCGTGTATTTGGCCAGAAATTAACGGTTGTGTTGGTGGTCGGGTTTAGTGCTCACGAAGTCGTTAAGCTTTTCTGCTTCAGCTAGAACGTCTTCTGTGGATGGCATAGACTCTGGGTCTTTTGCTTGTGCTTGCAAAATCTCTTTTGCTTCACGAACTAATTCAAGTCTAATCTCGTACGGTGTTTTTGCCATTGTTGCGGTGTCCTTTGTGCCTAAGTTCCATTATTTATACAAGTTAAAGTAAATTGTTAACATTACACTTAATGGTGAACACTTTTGGTGGCCTGGTAGCGAATCAGGACACCAGGGCTGCTCAAACCCAACCGGTCCCAAGGGCGGTTACTACTATTTATTACCAGTCAAAGGAATAGGTGTTTAGTGGCGTTATGGGTGGCAGATCGGCAAAGCATTGTTTCAATGCCACGTGATCTCCCAGCGCACGAAAACGTTTTACTGTGGGTATGGTGTATGGATTACGGTAACGCTTGTCAAACTCATCATAGTTCCCAGTTACTGAAGCCAAGTGCATCTTGACCTCTTCAAACCCAGTCCTCTTGAGTAAGTGTTTGGATACACCAATGCCCAGGCTGTCATAATATGCCTGGCGATAGCCCGTGCCATTTGTTTTCAGACTCTGGGTAACATGCCCTTGTCCACGTGCATACACTTTGAGATTTTGCTTGTACCCAGCAAACAATATTTCTGGACTCATCATAAAAGGGTTTCGTATCACTTCAATTCCATGCAGGTCAGCAAAACGGTGAAACGGCAGGATGGTGTTAATGATGTAAAAAAATCCCGGGCCCACTCCATGCTTGTCTAACTCAAACGCAGTGAGTATTTTGTCTTGATGCTGTAAAACCAGGGGCACTTCACCACCCATTATGCATACGTCAGTTCCCTGACAATTTTCACTTAATGCATGCAGATGAGCGGCTACTTGTGGACTCTGTGTGTTGTACATCTTGATTGCGCTGGGCAAATCACGATTGAAAAATACATCCAATTCATGTGTGCTTACATAGCATTCCACATCATGCTTTTTGGCTGTGTGCACGGCGTTTGCAACATCATGCCCATTCACTATCTGATCTTGCCAGGTATAGGCAAACACGCAGGCTTCCACCTTGGTTATGGCTCTTTTAGCCATAATCAGGCTGGTCTCACTGTCCATGCCCCCGCTCAAGAAGACCCTGGCACTGGCATAGTTTTGTAACTGGTTGGCAATTAGATCAACTACATTTGCTTCACCAGAATCTTTAATCGTTATACTCAGAACCTGTGAATCATGATTCCATGCTACTGTTGTGGGGCATCCGATTTCCAAGTATACATCTCCTGCATTGAGTTTCCCATAAATAGTTATAGTAATCGTGAACAGAACACAAAATTATTGGAGTCGTAATGAAATACATCGTAACCCTGGATGTTAGCAAAATATTGTCGCTTAGACAGGCACGTGAAAGTCTTGAACAAGCAGGGATCACCATCATCAAACACTTCAAGCCAGGATTCACCTTCCTGGTTGATGCACAAAGTCTTGATTCTGTAGAACATGTCGTGGGTTCTGCACCTGCAGATGCTACAGTAGATTTCCAGGGTGAAAGCTACACCACGGACCACTTGAAGCTGTTGGTTGATCCAACAGGGCAAAAAGGCTATCAAGGTACCCATGCCCATGAGCTATTCAAGTACACCGGTAAAGCTCAAACTGTTTACCTCATGGACACAGGCGTTAACGCTGAAATTGATGAGTTCGATGGCGCGGACATTGAGACAATTTATAGCGCGTTTCCAGACAGCAATGACAACGCAGGGCACGGCACCAGTGTGGCCAGTCTGATCGTGGGCCAAAACATTGGCACCGCACCCACCGCCAGTCTCAAAGTACTCAAAATCTTTGACACAAACAAAGGACAAATATTGTTGTCTGATTTAATTGAAGCATTCAACGCTCTAGCAGAACACCACGAAAAAACCTTCTACAAGATCAAAGTAATATGTCTTCCCTGGGTTATTACCCAGAACGATTTTTTGGATGCTTACATTCGTCAGTTTGACCAGGAACGCTTGGTGGTGGTGGCAGCGGCTGGTAACCAAGGTGTAGACGTTAACACTCTGAGTCCTGCTGGTGTTGAAGAGATCATCACGGTGGGCGCACATGATTACGACTTTGCCGTAAGTCAATTTAGTAACACTCTAAACCCAGACCAGAAACCAGTAGCAGGAAATTTTGGTGCACAGGTAGATATTTTTGCGCCAGGACAAAAGATTTCAGTAGCAACAAAAGACAACACTTATGCAGTAAGTGCTGGAACCAGTTTGGGTGCTGGAATCGTTGCAGGCGTGGTAACACACTACCTCGAAGATAGTCCAGCTGAATCTGTTCCAGAAATTAAAACACACTTGATAGCAAAAGGTATTCAGGAAGGCCCGTATCTACTCAATTTTGATAATACCTCAGGAAACATTGACTATAGCAGTGTTAACGCCGCCATTACCAAAACGTTTTCATTTCAGGAAGAATCTTTATCTCAACTTCGCGGAAGAATAGCGGAGGTACAAGCGAGTCAAGTGGTTACTCTTAATTTGGGGATTCAGGATACAGCAACCGATGTAGCTATTTTGGATTTTGCTGTCCCGCCTCCATGGATCACTGTTGATTTAGCCACAGGCAATGTAATAATCGACACCAATAAGATGGACGATAAAACGCAAGTTCCCGGGATCTACATGTTTGCCATTCGTGGAACTCTAGGCGACACTGTCATGGTGGAAGAGTATTCTGTTGGTGTGTACGCTGAATCTGACCAAGAACTTGTGCCACCAGAAGACGATGACCAAGATAGTGCTCCTGCTTTTTACTATGATGGTGATCTAGGAGAATACGACAAGATCTTGGATTTCCAAACGTCTACTCCGAAATTTTGATTTACCTAGATGTAACCACACACAGTACAGTATATAACACAGTGGGCCCACAAGCCCGCTGGCATCAGCATATGTTTGGGCCACGCAATTATCCGTTGGTGCATCTGGATTTTGATCTAGCTGTGAGCAAGGTTGCAGAGCATGATGAAATTATCCTGAAGTGCCACTATGGTGATCCTGTGTGCTGGCCCGATCTACTTGCGTTCGCTCAACATTTCAAAGAAAAAGTAATCATACATACTTACGCACAATGCGATACTGATCTGATAACATCGCTCAAAGAACTGGGTTGTCGTTTTTGCTTTGAATTGGATGGTGCTGGACAACATGCAGGCAAGATGTATTTAGGCACCGACTGGTCAAAAACACATCGTAATATTGTCGCTGCCGGTTATAGCCTGCTGCAATGTGACATGATTTCCACCCATTCTTTTTCAGACAGCAAGCAGATTTTGGATGACATAAATGTCGCAGTACACAAGCAGGACTACTTGAATCCACGTGAGCCCACTCCCATCGTGGATCAGAATGGTGTATGGCTTCACGATGTCTATCCAGAAAACTATCAGTACGAAATGCCACAGCGTTCACTGTTAAGCTATAACATGCTTCGTACCATGATTAACCCACCATGTGGACGCAGTATCTTGGAAAATCCCAAGTTGCCCAAAATTTCACCAGTGTTTCGCACCAACACAGTTGAGGATGTTTATGTCTGCCCAACAGGGCATGTGTTTGATAGTGAAAAAGCTGCATACTTTATGTATATGCTAGCTGACGATTGGGATTGCTTGAGTGACCAGACACCAGATGATGTTCTGATGTATGCTCAGATATTTAAACAAGAATTATGAAGCTTTAACGGTGGGGGCACCTGTACTCTGAGGATGATTGCAGGTGGCAGTGCTAATTTGTTCGATACAAATACGTCTACCACCCGCTTTAACAGTCGAGCTACCAGTTATCATGGTGGGGTTTGTATGTGGTGCTTCTCCGTGTGGAGCTACAGTATCTCCTATCACGCTGATGGGCTGTCCTTCTACTAGTATGTTGGGTATACCAGGGCCAGTGATAATACCACCGCCCACTATGCTTACACCAACTTGACCTACTCCTAATGCCATACTACTATTTAGCTCTCAACGCTTTCAGCGTCAACTGATGCATCAGCAGTATCAGGCTCTGGATCAATTTCCACTTCCACACTCTCAACAGGTTCTTCCTCTTGGACTAACTTGAGATATTCATCTGCTGTGCTTTCCATGGTTGCTGTTATGGCCAGGAAACTTGCTGAATTAAAGTGCTCATCCTGTGCTGTGGCAGTAAGGTAAAAAGGCATCATGTAAACTGCTTGCTGGTTGTTTTCCACTGACACCGTGATGAATTTTGGTTTGTTGATGGTGAATACGCTGCCATCTTCGTTCATACCAATCAACCGTCCCACCAGCTCTTGTCCGTTTGCTGTTTTGAGTGTGACAATTTTACCCAGTAATTCCCTTGCGTTATACATTATATGCCTCCCAGGCTGTTCAATAGTTCTTGTGTGTCTTTTTGTTCTTGTATGTGTTTTTTCATGCCCTGGTATCCACCCTCCACAAACAGTTGTCCGTCAAGATATATCTGAGGCACAGTGCGGTGCTTTTTAACATTTACCACAAAGTTGTGCGCTTCATGATCTTGTGTGATATCGACCTCGTCGTATTCCAGATTGTTCTCATTCATCAGTTTCTTTACCATCACGCAATAACCGCAGTCTGGTTTGGTGTATACAACAAACTTCATAAGCTCATTCCTTTGAAGGTGTCTTCGTTTACGTCTTGCTTGGTGCCACCTATAATGTAGCTGCTGATCTCGGTCTCTTGTGGTGCCACTTGTACATCACTGCCGCGTATCCACTTCTCTGTCCAGGGTAACGGGTTATGAGCTGGTACACTGTAAGGGCAAGGCAATCCAACTGCTCGCATGCGCTTGCTGGCAATCCACTCAATGTAGTCTTTGAGTAGCTGCGCATTCAAACCAATCATGCTGCCATCCTTGAACAGATAGTCTGCCCATGCCTTCTCCTGCTCCACCGCATCAACGAACATTTGTACATATTCTTCCTGCTTGGCTTCAGCGATACCAGCATAGTCCTTGTCGTCTGTGGGCATGATCTTGAGCATCTGTTGTGTACTAGCCAAGTGCACGTTTTCATCACGAGCAATAAACTTGATGATCTTGGCATTGCCTTCCATCTTTTTCAATTCAGCAAAAGCCCATGAACACGCAAAGCTCACGTAGAAACGAACACCTTCCAGGATGTTTACTGCCATGATGGATGCATGTAACGCTTCCTTGTGCTCGTGACTACCAAACTTACGAGGATTGTGATTGAGCTCTATGAGCTTGTCATAGTACTGCGTGATAGCATCACTACACTTGACAATTTCAGGACTGTCTAGCATTTGGTCAAATACCACGCTGGGATCGCTGTATACATTGCGAATGATGTGAGTGTAGCTGCGGCTGTGGATGGTTTCTGAAAACGCCCAAGTCTCAATCCAGGTTTCTAGCTCAGGCAGACTCACTATAGGCAGAAAAGCCAAGTTGGGTGAGCGACCCTGTACACTATCCAGCAGTATCTGTCGCTTGAGATTGCTAGTAAAGATATGCCGTTCGTGATCAGTAAGATCCTTGAAGTCTTTGCTGTCACGACCGATGTCTACTTCCTCAGGACGCCAAAAGAATCCCAATTGCTTGTCAGTCAGTTTGTCAAACTGGCGATACTTCAGTGTATCATACCGTTGTACATTAACGCTGCCATCCAGAAACATCGTGGGAGCGGTATGGTCTCTTTTTGTGTTATCAAATACTGACATATCTATCCTTTATTTGTTTAGAAATTTTACTGACGCAATCAGATCATAGTCTTCTGCATAGTGCTTGCGAAGAAAGTCAGGATTGGCAGAAGTTATGGCTTTTTCGTTTGTTTTGTTCAGGAATACTGTTAGGTTGGCAAGTTCCAGATTGTAATGCTCGTTAATAGCAGGCACCAGATCCGGTCCAAACCACCAGTAGTCAATTGGTGCACCCATTTCTAATACTGGGTCCACATGACGCTTTTGTGTGATGAAGTGTTGGTCTTCTGTGAGATAGTTAGCAAACGTGATGGGCTGTCGGAACAGCACATTCTCTGTGCGCAGGAACATGTTTACTGCACTGATGTATCGATCCTCTGGATCGCGCAGAATTGCCACATAGCGACAATCTGCAGGTAAATCTTTAACGTATCTCTGGCTCCAGCCTTCGCGATCTTTTAGCACACGAAATCGAGTGCTGGCATTCTTGGAGATTTCCAAGATGCCCAAGTTTCTTGGTTCATTGTAAACTGTTAGTCCGGGTAGCATGTGTGTGTCCTCTTATATGGTGCAGCTATCGCAATTTTCGTCGTCAATCTCGCCTGGTGCTAGATCATCTGTGTCTTTCTTGTTGATGTCAATTTCGCCTTGACCATCATGGGTGTTGTTGTAATACATTTGCTTGCCACCATATTTGTAAAACATCACAATGTGCTGGAGCAATTCACTCATGGGGATCTTTTCGTCCTCATAGTGTTCTGGGTTGTAACTAGTATTTACGCTAATTCCTTGATCAATATACTTTTGCAGGACCGCGCATATTTTCAGATAGCCCACGGGAGATTTCTGATCCCACAGCAAGTCGTATTTGTTCTTCAATCTGTGATACTGCGGTACCACTTGCTTGAGTACACCATGCTTGCTCTGCTTGATACTCACAAAGCTGCGTGGGGGTTCAATACCGTTTGTGCTGTTGCTGATCTGTGCGCTGGTTTCTGCTGGCATCAATGCCATCAATGTGCTGTTGCGTATGCCAGTCTGCTTGAGCTGCTCACGGAGCTCTTTCCAGGGCATACGCTCAACGTGTGGCACAAGCTCGTCAACTTCTTTCTTGTACGTCTGGTTGGGCGTGATGCCGTGTCCGTATTTGGTTTCCATGTTACCAGAGATGGCACCTTTTTCCACTGCTAAGTCAGCACTGGCTTTGATCAAATAATAGCTCCAGGCTTCAGCCCACTCGTCTATGAGTTCCAGGTTGGGGTTCTGATAAGTGGTGTCATTCTTGGCCAGCCAGAACGCAAAATTAATGATACCGATGCCCAGAGGGCGGCGCTTCATGGTTGCCAGCGCGGCTGCCACTACAGGGTAATCTTGATAGTCCAACAGAGCGTCTAGTCCTCGTACTGCCAGTTCACAAGCCCTACGCATGTCTGTTTTGGTCTTGAAGTTACCCCAGTTAAGTGCACTCAGGGTACACAGTGCAATCTCGCCGTCAGGGTCGTCAGCACTCTTGAGCGGAACAGTGGGCAGGTTAATTTCTGTACACAGGTTGCTCATGCGGATGGGAGCCACGTCTTCCATGAAGCTGCTGTGAGTGTTAGCGTGATCCACATTCATCAAATAGATGCGACCAGTGTCTTTTCTTTCTGTTACAAACGACGAAAAAAGTTCAATTGCTGGAATGCGCTTCTTGCGTATGTGGGTGTTACGCTCTGCTGTCTCATACAGTTCCTTAAAACGTTCCTGATCGTTAAAGAAGCTTTCGTACAAGCCAGGAACATCGCTTGGGCTGAATAGAGTGATATCTCTACCACTCAGGAGTCGCTCATACATCAACTTGTTGAACTGCACACCGTAGTCCATGTGACGCACACGATTGTCTTCAGTTCCTTTATTGTTCTTGAGCACCAGCATGTCTTCCACTTCCAGGTGCCAGATGGGATAATACAATGTGGCAGCGCCGCCGCGTACTCCGCCCTGGCTGCAACTTTTCACAGCGCTCTGGAAAAGTTTATAGAATGGAATAACGCCAGTGTGGGTGGCATCGCCTGAACGTATTGCACTACCAATAGCACGTATCTTGCCAGCACCAATACCAATGCCAGCTTTCTGACTCACGTATTTGACAATGCTGCTACTGGTAGCGTTGATGCTATCCAAGCTATCATCACACTCAATAAGCACACAAGAGCTGAACTGTCTCTGCGGTGTTCGTACACCCGCCATCACAGGCGTGGGCAAGCTGATATCAAAGTTGCTGATGGCATCGTAATAGTCACGTACCCATTGCATACGATTTTTAGTGTAGTCAGCAAACAGCGTCATGGCTATCAGCATGTAAGCAACCTGCGGTGTTTCAAAAATTTCACCAGTCGAACGATTCTGCACCAAGTACTTGCCGCGGAATTGTTCCATGGCAGCGTATGTGAGATTTTCGTCACGATCATGACGGATGACTGAATTCAGTTCGTCAAACTCTTCAACTGAATACTTTTCAAGTATCTCAGCATCGTAAAAACCTCTAACAACATTTCGCTGTGTAATTTCTGCCAACGTGTCTGGCTCGAACTTGCCGTACACCTGCTTGCGCAGATGATAATTGATCAAACGACCAGCAACATACTGATAGTTGGGAGTCTCTTCGCTGATTAGATCAGCGGCGCTCTTGATCAGAGTTTCTTGTATGTCACTGCTGGTAATGCCATTATAGAATTGGATGTGGCTTTTGATTTCCACTTCGCTTGCGCTGACGCCAGCGATGCCTTGACATGCATAAAATACTACTTTGTGGAGTTTTTCTAAATCGAGGTCTTCTTTGGTTCCGTCGCGTTTGGTGATAAGGATTTGTCGAGACATTGTTGTTCCTGTGTTGTTAGAGTTTGTATTGTACAGTCGATTACTTATCTTGTCAACTGCAGAGCTTATCTATAGCTATTACGTGACGGTCAAATATCGTGGCATTGTTTAGCACAAATTCCTCCGTCACAATCTGTCCCGGAAGAAAGTTATAGTATTTGCCATCATGCCGCAGCACGAGTCCTTCCTGTCCTGTTACATGGTTACTTATTACCACAACTTCTGCTTCAGTGCTTTTCATGAGTTCCAAATAGCTCAGGGTGCTGGTCATTATCAGAGTAAGACCGCTCTGACAGATCAGGCCGTCTTGTACAATCTCAAACACATTGGGCCAGCTTTCAGGTGTGTAGTAGTCTATGAATCGCTTGTCCACATGAGCGTTGGCAAATGCTTGCACCACTGTGTCAAGAGTTCCGTCATCCGGAAAGTTTTGCCTGAACTCACGCCAGGCCGTAAGTCTCTGACTTGCGGAAGCTGTCTTGGAAAACAAATTTTATCCTTATACGTCAGTACTTGACCAACGACGCACACTATACTTGATAGCTAAGTCGGCGTTGATGTTATGTGTTGTGACGGCTGCACCGCGAAGCAATAGTTCTGGATACTCTTCCAGGAAGAACTCAATTCTACCGCTTGTATAGCGTACACCAAACTTGGGCTCATAGATCAAGAATCCGTTTGGTGGAAGTCCTTCACTTGGACCAATTGGCACACTGGAACCGTCAATTGGTGGTGAATTAATGTCCCACTGGCTAGCGTATTCGTCCTTGATGATTACGGCATCGGGATCGTTTAACTGTTCAGCTGCTCCACGCGACTCCACGTACATAGTGCCGATACGTGAATATTGGTTGAGTGGATTGTTGATGGCTATAATGCTGTAGTCAATTATGAACGCATTGTATATTGCGGTTTCCAGACTAAAGCCTTGGATACCCACAAATGGTGGTTGCTCATTTAGAATGCTCAAAGCAAACGGTGCACTAAAGGTTACTTCACGCTCACCAAACAGGATGCTGCTTTCACGTGTCAGGATTTCAATGTTGTCTTTGAGGTTGAGCAGTCCGCGAGTGCCTTCAAAGCGATCCAAGCGTCTGTCAAACAGGCTCTCAGTGTACAGTCTGTTCACAATAGTGTTAAAATTACTGGCTTCCTGGCGTGAGCAAAATTGCACTTCCTGGAATACTTCATCAATCAGCACACGGTACATTTTATACGGTTCAACGATGTTGCTAGGACGAGCATCCACGCCTCCCAGGGGAGGATTCAGATTGGGCAACAGTTCATAATCAGTATATGTAATGGGTAATGGCACTTGGTTTGGCCCTATGAATCCCGGAACACTACCGATGGTCATCACGCGACTAAAAATGTTTTGATTCTTGTCAGCAACTACTTTATTAAGCCACTGCTCCAACTTGGCTCGCACCGTGTCAGTCTGACGTCCATAACGTCGTGCTTCAAAGCCCAGCGTCTGCAAAGTGTCGGTATCAGGATCATCAAAGATTCTGAACTCAATTCCTCCAGTACCGATGCTGGTTACACTGGGGTCTTGTGTGAGTATCAACTGATCAGTTGTGCCTGGCAGGAAGTCCAGTTGAGGGAAAAGATCCTCAACTAACGGAGAGCTGCCAGTAACCTTTACTGTGGCAGTTGGTGTGTTCACAATAGCCAATGCATCTCGCACTGTGATTGCGCTGCTCAAGTTTATGGCCAGAACTGGTATGGCAGCCAGGTTGCTGATTGTAGCAGGCATCTCTGGGAAATATTCACCAGTTATAATGAAGTTAAAGTCCTCAAACTGATTCTGTCCTGGTGCTTGGCGTACCAATATGGTCTTTTGATCTTGATCACGCAATGCTGTACTGTTATCTACATCGTATGAATATTCAGTGGCATATGCAAGTTCCACATTAACTGGTGTGATGGGCACTGCATTCAAGAAGTACACATTACCTGGGTCCACTTCAAAGAAATGCCGCTTGGGTGTATACAATTGAACCACCTCGTCCACAACTCCAAAGCCCAGGCCACCAAAGGCGTCAATGCCACCGTGGTTGACAATTGCCACACTGTCGTTGTTCTCTGTAAAAGACACGTTGCCTGCCACAAACGCAGCATTGTTGGGGTGCACTCTCTCAGCATCAGCATCAGTTAACACAATCTCAAAGGATCCACTAGTGAACCCTTGCTCTTGTACTTGGAAGCAGATGTCATGTAGCTCACAATTTGCCACGTTGCCTGATGTATCCAGAACACGCACATAGTCACCAGGCAGTATTCCTGCTGTGTCCATGGTCACAGTGATGAATACTTCACTGTTGGCATTACCAAACTGGTTGCCCACTCGGCTTGTGGTGAGAGATACCGTTGCATCACGCTGCACTTCAAAGTCTACACCAGGAACTTCAAATGTTATTGTGGAATTACTCTCGTCTACACCAATGACTTCACTTGCACTCTTCTGAATGTAAAGGTCCACGTTGCTGTTTTCAGCAAAGGTGATTCGATTGTAACGGTATGTGGTATCAGCGTTGGCTTCTGTTATCTCACTGAACACATTCTCTGATGCAAACACCAGGTTTGCCTGATAAACTTGTCGATTGTTGCCGTCCACCAAACTCACGTCCCCGACAAGTGATAGTTCTTGGTCCAGGCGTGAAAACATTAGGTCGCCTAAGCTCACATTGCTGGGGTTCTCTATCACTTCACCAAACGCTGTGCTCAACACATGCTTGCGTTCCAAGCCAATAAAGCCCAAGCCTGTTGTGGTACTCAAACGAATCAGCTCTGGGTCTAGTTGCAGGAATTCAGGCAAATTATATTCGTCATAAAAGCTGCGGATACGGTAACTGGGGTCACGCACGTTGTTGGTTATATAACGATTACCATCACCAGATTGAACTCCTTCCAGTGCTTGCACAATAGCTGCGTTACTGTAGTAAGCCACCGTGATATCATCCAATGCGCTAGGTGCACTACGCAAGGTTAAGCTATGCGTTCCAGTTGCAAACACGTTGCTGGCATTGAATGCATATTCGTATGCGCTTCGAGGAGCATCAACTAAAGTGTTATCTGGGTCACCAGCAATCTGGTGTCCATTCTTGTGTACCACGATGTCAGTGTTACGGAAAGCTCTCCCAGTAATGTTGTTGATGATACTGCCCTGGGTAAAGTTCACAATGGTGTTGGAAAGATCAGGAATGGGGTTCTGGAAACCTGTGAAACGAATGGTAACGTTATTGGTTAGAGTATCGTCAGAAATAATCTCTGCTACTGTAACTGGTACAGCTGGATTGGCTCTGGGTATGCCAGTGCCTTCTAAGGCATCACCCACCCGAATAGGGTTTTCGTCAAATGCATTATATGAAAACTGTATCTGTTGATCAGCACCATCAAAACTGACTGGCAAACTGTAGGATTCCGTTACGCTGTCAGCAAATACGTTATATGTTGGTCCCAGGTGATCACAGGCTAGCTGAACTGTAACACTAGTACGCGCATCTTCTGGTTCCCACTGGCGCAGTATGCTAGTACCGTTAAACTTTCCTTTGCTGTACTTAATGAATGGCACAGTAAATGCTATCACCTGGTTGGTGGCGATGGCCTGTGTTAACGTCTGTGCGTTCAGAGTGCCTTCAAATTGACTCAGGTTCTTGTTGTAGCTAGCAGTCTGATCTTCTGGATCAGCGCCTATGAAAACCTGGCGGGTGTCTGTTGTGAAGCCAAATTCTGCTGGACGCAATGGCTGAGGCAGATCCTGCTTCTGACCACGGCGTTGCTGAATTCGGGATATGATTATTCTGTTGTTGTCGTCTGACACTGTTAGATCTCTCCTTGGGATGCCTAACAGTATTTATCTACATTACACAGTGAACTTGGCGTAGTATTCTACTACCCTGTCTCCCCACATGTTGGCGTATTCAGCAAACTCATCACCTTCGATGATGAACTCAGCGTAGTTGCCTTCTCTGTCTGCCATCATGATCACACCCTTCTGGATGTCTGTGCCAAACATTTCGTTGTGTGCTAGTGCATACGCACATGTCTGCATGAAATAGTCTTTGATCCACTCACGCTTCTTGATCTTCTTGCTGGTCTTGAAATCAATAATAGCAGGTGAACCCTTGTGTACACCCACACCGTCAGTTGTGCCAGCATACAAGTCCTGTGCTATTAGCGGCACTTCCACGCCCCAAAACTCATCCACGCTGGGCATACAGTTTTCCACAATCTGAGTGACTGCTTGGCGCGCCATGGTCTGTACAAAGTTGTTGCCAGTGATTTCCCAATCCTCGCCCAGACTGTATTTCTCCAGGCTGTTGTGAACCATGGTACCAAACCCAGCGGCTTGCTGAGTCTGCTTGGCAGCCTCTTGATCACCAATGCGCTTGCGCCAGGCTATCAGATGTGTTTTATCGGCCGTCTTGTCCAGGATGGTGGTCACACTAGGAACGGCCGAACTCTTGCCGTCAGTGTAGTGGCGGGTGCCTTGCCGCATTTCGCGGGTTAATTTGGGGTATTTGTATCTTTCTACTAGCATGGTTATATTATAGCATCTGAAAAGTGTTTGTCAAACATTCTTTGTGCTAATTCTTCATGTGCCCATGTGCCCATGTGCTTTCCATCCAGCGCGTAAATCTCGTTATCTGGAACACCTTGCTGTTTTGCATAATCAGGGCCCAGAAGTCCTTGGTTTACCTCGGGCACCACCCACGGAAAAAATTCTCTTTGGTCGTTTTTAGCCTGGTAATGATAATTTTCAATGCCTAAACTATTCAGATATAAATGTGCTTGATTTATATATATGCCTGTAAGGAAATGGCTATCACACGGGTTGTTGACAATGCGCTTATAATATTCATCTATGGGTTCTTGGTATGGACGATGTTCCTCCCAGGTGGCGCCATGCATCATCCCATCCCAGCCACTGGGTCGTGGTGAAACAAGTAAACTATGTCTAAGTGGGTATGTCCACAATATCATCACCACATCATCTGGGCGAAAGTTGACTTTCATGATGGAATACGTGATTTGCTTGTTACATGAACCACCCACACCCCTGTTGATGACCTTGCATGCCAACTTTCTGCCCAAGACGGCTGGCCAAGCCAGTTGTGATCTTTTCGAAACGAAAGGGCTTATCATATGAGGCTCAAGACCTATGCCCTGAGTATAGCTGCATCCAAAAGCAATTAAACGCATGCTGGTGTTACCAGTTGATGTTCCAGGTAATCCCGTCTGCTGATGAGTTTTCTAATATCTTGACGCCATAGCCCAAACCCAGGAAGTATTCTTCAACGGTCTTGATTTGTGTGCGGCGGGCGGCATCGTCAGTGACAAAGTACAGAGCATTGTAGTACGCAGTATCATCCGTCATGGTGGTACCACTTGTTACATTAGCGCTCAGTATTCCAGCTGCCACGTTGGCAAGGACTGCGCTTTCAATAGCTGT